TTTCAAGGTCGGCAAGGTGATCCTGCATTTCCCTTGTCTTGGCTTTTACCAAAGGGGTGGATTGTGACAAGCTCAAACCTAGGCAGATAGCCGGTATCTCGCGCTCGTATCGACGGAGGAAAGACTGCATGGCCATTGCCATTCGCACGAAGTATTCCTCAACCTCGGCGCGTGAGACTAGCTTGCCCATTTCGGCCTGATATTTGACCATGCCCCGCAAGGATTCGATGCGGAGTTTCAGCGTCCGAGCCGTGTTCGGGTCTAGGTCGGGGCGGGAATATATGAGGGACTACGCAAAGCGAAAAAAACAAACGCCATGAGATCAGTCTTCACCCGCGTTGATTGCACCGTTTCTAGTAAATGCGACAAGCTCGCATACGCATCGCAGAAGCTGGCAGTCAAAGCGGCGAAGCAGTTCAAACGCAACTCCAAGAAAAGCCTGCGACTGAGGGAATACGAATGCCCCGATTGTGGGAAGTGGCATCACACATCGAACATTTAACATGATCCAAACATTCGCCCGCGCTATGAAAGCACCTTCCGATCTGCATCCGGCGGATTGGTGCGGTGAGCATGTCCATGTGGAGAACTCGGAACGCTCCGACAAATTCGACCCGTCACAAACCCGATGGTGGCGGAAACCGATGGGGCATTTCGCCGACTACGAGACGCGGCAAATGGTCTGCATCATGCCGACCGGAACGGGCAAGTCCACGTTCTTTGAGGCGGTATCCTGCTGGATCCCGGCCGAGGCTCCAGGATCGACGCTCTACGCATCGCAAACGGACTCGGACGCGGAGAGGTGGAACGAAACCCGATACCTCAAAGCTGCCCGTAGGTGCAAACCGCTCGACCACCTCTGGCCGCAGAATATCCGCAACAGCGTGCGCAAAGACATGATCGTCTGGCCGCATATGTTCATGACCATCGGCGGCGCGAACAAATCAAACTTCCAAGAGCAGTCGATTACCTACGGACTAGGCGACGAGGCGTGGACATGGAAGCCCGGTCTTGTCCGCGAGTGGAACGCCCGCAGCCACTCCCGCGAAAATCGCAAGTTTGTATTGGTATCCCAAGGCGGCGAAATCGGGAGTGAAGACAACCCCGAAGGAACCTGTGAACTCCACACGGAACACGATAAATGCCGGAAATGGGACTTTGCATGGCAATGCCCTGAATGCCGGCATGTCCAAGCGTTCGACTCTGCATCCCTCAAATACCCCGAAACCGGAACCGATCAGGAGCGAGCGGACGCAACCGTGATGACTTGCACCGGATGCAAGCACGAGTTTCCCGACGACATCAGGACGCGCCGGATGTTGCATGACAGCTACCTAGAGAATGACGGCTACCTATGCGTCAACGAAAGCGGCCAGCGCGGATATGAGGGATTTCACGCCGACCGGACGGCGGTATGGTGGCAAGCATGGGGAGACTACGTCTTGAAGGAAATCGCCGCGAACCGGAAAGCGAAGGCGGGAGACTATACAGAATTGAAACAGCTTTACCAGAAGGACAAGGCGATTGGCTGGACTGAGAACCTGCAAGCGTCGGAAGTCACCCTAAAGGCATCCGGCTACACCCGCGCCGATTTCAGTGAAGGCCAGAAAATCGACAACGAGGCGGTGAGGTTTGCAACGCTGGACGCTGGGGGTGACCACTTCTGGATGAGGATCAGGGCATGGCAGCAAGGCGGCGATTCCAAAGGACTCTTTTTCGGATACATCAACACCGTCGAAGAGTGCGAAGAAATCTGCGCCCGCTACGGAGTGGAACCCAAGCACACGTTCCTGGATGTTGGATTCGATCAGGAGCGCATGGCCGGAATCATCAACCGCTATGGATGGCAGGGTCTAAAAGGCGACGGGAACCGGAAGATCGGATGGGACTGGCCAGTCAAAGGCGACCCGAACCGGAAGGAAATCCGGTTATACTCGAAACGATGGATTGCATTATCGAAGGAAAAGAAGCCCGCGACTTGCTGGCACATTGCAACCGAGCCGATCCAGTATATTTTGCAGCGGCTCATGAACGGCGAGGGCGCGGAATGGCTAGTTGAAGACGACGCTCCACCGAGCTACGCGAAGCACCTTAACGGCGAGCGGCTGGAAACCACCAAGGACAGCAAGGGCAAGGAAATCCGTAAGTGGGTGCGCAAGGGAGCCAACCACGCCCGCGATACTGAGGTCTATCAGGTAGCCGCCGCCCTAATGTTCAGAATCTTCACCCCACCAATCAAAGACGATGAGTAAAAAACGCGGCGTATATCGGATGCGACATATCGAAACCAAACGCCGCGATAACGAGGCGCGAAAAGGTGACGACCTCGCCTTCTACCGCGAACCCGAAAAGCCGACCGGATGGGTGAGTCTCAAAGGCAAACAGCAACCGCCGGAAAACCGCATCAGGCAGGAATATATCGCGGTTGAAACTATCGACCCCGAAACCCAGCGCGAGCTAGTCCGCGCCGTGTCGGGAGGCAGTCACAAGCTCGACCGATACCACGCCGCAAGGATCATCGTGGCTCAGGCGATAGAGCGGGGATTGATACGGGAATCGGATGCGTGAAAAATAATGCTTGCGGCCAATCCAGATCGGTGGTTTTCTACCTGCGGCGGAGGTGCAATTCAGCCAACAGACTTCACGGGTGTAAGCACCCACCAAGCCCCGCACTGTATTGCACCTCCAGTCGCGGGGCTTTTCCTTTGGGGAGTTCCTGACATATCCGGTAACGCGGACACTGAGAGGCAAAGGGGCGCAAGCCTCATGGATTCTAGGAAGCTCGTCGGGCAATGATTGCCGCCTATCACCCCGAGCGCGAAGTGGTTCATCCCATTCCGTATGGAAGAGCGTTTTTCCGAAACGGCCAGTTATGGTTCGCGAATCTGACTCCGAAACGATTGTAAGAGGCGGCTTTTGGTTTCAAACCCTTCCAATGGAAATTAGGATTTTAGCAATTCTTAATCTCACAACTAAACTAACAACGAAAAAAATGAAAATAATCGGAATCATCACCACTATTTTAATCACCATGATCGTCACTCCAGTCTGGCGTGGCTATGCACTTAGTAAGCTCTGGCTTTGGTTCATTGTATCAACCTTTGGCGCGGCTCCGTTGGGCATCGCTCAGTCAATCGGACTCTCGCTTATCGTGTCGTTTGTAACGCACCAAACGGACAGCTACGAAGACAAAGACAAGTCATATGGCGAAAAAATGACTCGCGCCGTGTTGCTCGCGTTCATGACACCAGCGATGGCACTATTCATCGGATGGATCGTCAAAGGATTCCTTTGATCGACAAATAACAACCAACCACCGATCCAGCGGCGCAAGGGGCAACCTTTGCGCCGTTTGACTTTCGCACCGCATCGGGCAAAGATACGGCATGTCGCCGTTTCGCCAAGCTCAGGGAATTTTCCGCGCAATCCGTGGCAATTCCACGCTCATCGAAGAGCAAAAAGCCGCGTATCTCGCAGCGGCACGGGCGATAACCTCGACAACTGGCGGCGTTCAAGTCGAATCCGCGACCGTCAACGGGCAAAGTTTTTCCGGCAAGGCAACCTCGACACCCGCCGAACGGTTTGAGGTTTTGCAAATCCTTATGGGCATGATCGACCGAGATAGTGCCGGAACCCGCCAAACCGTTGCCCGCTTTTTATGATCGTTGACCAATACGGAAACCTGACGCAGAGCAACCTTTATCGCAGGCCATCAAGGCACGCTAACCTGGGAGGTGGAGAACGCCCTAGCGAGTCGCGCAACCTTCGAGACCTCCACAAGATCGTCACGAAATACGACCGCCAGACGCTTTCGAGCGCATCGCGAACGCTATATCTTAACTCCCCGCTAATGGTCGGCGCACTCAACCAGATTGGGATTTACGCCGTGGGCAACGCATGGCATCCGGTCTATAAAGGCACGGACAAGGAAGGCGGCGACGCGATTAAGAACTGGCTCAAAGACGAGTGGTATCCGATTTGTAACATCGCCGGAGACATCGCGGATTTCACTTCTGACCTTTACGTTGACTCGATCAGCATGGATCGGGACGGGGAGGTTTTCGAGTATTTCACCGCATCCCCATCCGGCTATCCACAGATCCAGCAAATCCCCTCGCACCGCATTGACAGCGGCGGCATGGCGGATGGGATTCTAAAGAGCGGCACGTATTCCGGTTACGAGCTTTACGACGGGATTGTCTATTTCCCGAATACCTCAATTCCCGTCGCATACTGCCTTTGTGACGTTGACGGCAAGTTTCAGCAATACATCGAGAAGCGGTTTATTATGCACGTTTTCGACCGTTACTGGCCGGAACAACGCAGAGGCTTACCGCTCTTTTACCCATCGCTGAACAACCTGCGCGACATCATGCAGAGCGAGGAATGGGAGCGCATGAACCTACTTTCCATGTCTAGCCTCAACTACACGGTGGAGAATCTGACAGGTGGCCCCGACATTGACGACCCGACATATGAGGCGGGTGATTGCGGAAAACTCGCAACCGAGTTCCTCCAAGGCGGGCGCATCATGTATGCCAAAGCCGGAGCAGGCGAGAAGATCACGCAGCATCAAAACTTCCGTCCCGGCAACCCGTGGCATGAGTTTTACGACATGCAGGCGCGGCAATGCCTTGTTGGCGCGTGCCTTCCCGCAACGCTTTGGAAACCATCCGGCCAAGGCACAGCTCAGCGCGAGGACATCGGCAAAGCCTGCCGTTTTGTCGAAGACCGCCAATCGACGCTCGCTAAAATCGCCAAGTGGAGAGTCACCAAGGCCGTAGCATGGGCGATGGAGAACGACCGCGTTCCGAAGATTCAGCAGTGGTGGAATTGGAGCTTCACCACCCCGCCGAAACTCACGATTGACGACGGACGAAGCCTCAAGGAGAAGATGGCACTTTACGACAAGGGTCTGATTAACGCCACGCAAATCCTTGGCGAGCTATCTCTTGACCTTGGCGAGACTCTTAAAGAACGCGCCACGGAAGAGGCAAAACGCCTTGTTGCCATCCGCGAAGCTAACGAGGAATATGAGGTGGAAATCGACCCACGCGGCGTGCGACTCATCACCGCGAACGAACAACCGCCGAAAGAGGATCAATCCGATACGAACGAAGAAACCACCCAACAGGAGGAAGAACCATGATTACAATCGAAAACAAAGCCGGAAAAGTGAAGCTCAACGAAGCTGTCACCCAAGACAGCATCAAGCGCATGATCGACGAAATCGGGCGCATGTTCGGAGCGAAAGCCGTCGCCGAGGGTGCGGACTTTGGCGAGATCATGAACTGCGCGGAAAACGCCGTTGACGTTCTCGACATCGAAATTAACTCCCCGGGCGGCAGCGTCTTCGATGGATACACCATCTACCGCGAAATTAAATCCCTTCGCGACCGTGGTGTGACCGTCAACGTGACCATCACCGGAATGGCCGCAAGCATGGCCAGCGTGATTGCAATGGCGGCGGACAAAATTTCCATCGTCAAGCATGGCCGCATGATGATCCATGACGCATCCAGCGCGGCACAAGGCAACGCGGAAAGCCTCCGTAAAACCGCCGAACTACTCGACGGCATCAGCGATGACATCGCCGGAATCTATGCCGAACGCACCGGAATTGATAAGGAGGAAATCCGCGAAATGATGAAGCGCGAAACATGGATGACCGCCCGCGAAAGCATCGCTAACGGTTTCGTGGACGAGGTGCTAGGTGAGCAATTTGACTTTCGCGAAGAAAAGGCGCAATCTAACTCTATGAGCTTTTTAAATCGCCTCACCAATCCATCGTCCGAAGAGTCTATTGAGCGCATTGCCGCACTTGAGGCTGACATCACCGCGCAAGCCGCAGAGTTTCAAGACAAGCTCGACAAGGCCGAAGCCGCTCTACAAGAGGCCGCAACCATCCAAGCCGAGAACATCGAACTACGCGCCAAGGCCGAGCTAGTGCCAACGCTTGAAGCAAAGATCACGGAACTCGAAAACGCCGCGAAGATCACCGCCGAAAAGATCGACACCGCCGCCGCACAAAAGCTGGCGAGCATGGGACACGGCGAACCGCTTGACCTTGGCACGAAGGCTCCGACTGCAACCAGCGCAAAGGAACTCAGCCTTGTAGCGTTCAACGAACTCAAGCCAGCCGAGCGCAACAAATTTATCCGCGAAGGCGGCAAAATCTCCAACTAACCAATTCTCAATCTAACCAACCACCACTATGGCAAACGACATATCATTAACTGGGCTTACTGAAATCCTCTATCAATCCCGCGATTTGGTCGCGCAGGAACCATCGGGCTTTATGCAAAGCGTGATGGTCAACGGCGGTTCCGAAGGCGTATCCGCTGGCGGAACAGTCACTTCTATCCGCACCACCGAGCCGACGCTGGAAACCAGCTACACGCCTGGAATGACCGTTCCAGACGCTGCCGACATCACGACTTCCACCGAGTCTCTTGTCCTTAACTCCTACGCAGGCGCAAGCATTCCGCTTAAAGGTGAGCAATGGCTTCAGCTTTCCAATACCGTAGGAGCAGAAGCCGCATTGCAACAGCTTTACAAGCAATCCATCCGCAAGATGATTAACGCGATGGAAGCCGCCGTCGGAATCGCAGCCTACCAAGGCGCAAGCCGCGCAGTCGGAACCGCAGGAACCGCTCCTTTCGGATCGAACTTTGAGATCCTCTCCGATCTTTACCGCATCCTTGAGGACAACGGAACCCCGATGACCGATGGAATGCTTTCCCTCATCGTCAATACCGCAGCAGGTGCTAACCTCCGCAAGCGTTCGACCCTTACCAATGTGGGTGATGCTGGAACCGATGCAACCCTCCGCCGTGGCGAATTGCTGAACATCTACAACATGTCCATCAAGTCCAGCGCGGGCGTAGCATCCCACACCAAAGGCGCAGGAACCGGATACCTCATCAACAACGGAAACGTGGCAGTAGGATCAACTACGCTCACCGTAGATGGCGGCACGGTCAACACCACTGGTATCAAAGCCGGTGATGTTATCAGCATCGCAGATGACCCAAGCGCAAGCTCCTACGTGGTCAAAACCGGACTCACTGCGACATCCGGCAGCCTCGTTATCAACCATCCCGGCCTGCGCGGCCTGATCGTAAATGACAAGGCCGTAACCGTTGGCAACAGCTACGCGGGTAACGTCGGATTCCACAAGGCCGCAATCGAACTTGCAATCCGCCCACCCGCCCAACCACCCGGTGGAGACGCTGGCGAGGAAATCGGAGTGCTTGTTGATGAGCGCACCGGACTTTCGTTCTCTGCTCGTCTTTACAAAGGATACGGCATGAACGAAATCAAACTCATGGCATTCTATGGCGTAAAAGTCTGGAAGCCCGAGTATGTTGCAACACTCATGGGCTAATCTCTCTGACATACTGTTGTTCATCCCTGCCCGCCGCATCCCTCAAAAGGTGCGGCGGATTTGTTTTGTGCTCATGAAAAAAAACTTTACACGGGACAGCAACCGGATTAAGCTCATCCAGCCATGAACGAGAAAATCAAAGAAATCCACGCCGCGCTAAAAGACTCGCTTTTCATGCAGCATGACCGGCGATACGTGCCGGAATGGATGTGCATCACCGGATGGAGCATCGGCATCAACCTCAACGAACCGAACGAAAAGCCGGAGATTGTCATCAATCTCGATTGGCATGATACACGCGGAAAACTCATTTCCGCCGATACCAGATTCGGCCAGCATCAATACACGCCGCCGACATCATCCCGCGTTTTCATGGATGAGGATTGGAAAATCGGATTGGAGTGGATGGCAAAAATAATGATTAAAGACGCATCAAAACAATGGCAATCGCAAGTTGAGCGGGCGATTGCCAACGGTGCGACATGGGAGTGATTTTTGACTTTCGCCCCCATCCTTGCAATCCTAGGCCATGTCAATCCTGAGTGACTTCGTTTCCGCCATCGCCCCGCTCGCCCGCGAAATCATCGGCAGCGAGACGCTATCCATCGCAGGCGGGACAGCTATCGCCGGAACATTTAACGAGGCTCGCCATTCCCGCGAATACGAGGAGGGCGGATTTGAGCGTGATGCAATGATGGACTTCGTAGTTGAAACCGCAACCTTTGAGGCGGCTTACACAAGCACAGCGAGCGCATATTTAGGAAAGACCGCGACGGCACGGGGCGCAACCTGGCGCGTAGGATCGGTGAACCGTGGTGCGTTTTTTTTCACGGTTGGATTAGTGGCAACGAATAAATCCGCGTAAATTTTCGCTTTACACGGAACAACCTCTTGGTAGGTTCGCGCCGTGAACGAAATCCCCGACAACATCACCGATTACCTTGCTAGTGAAAAACTGGACGGTGTGCGGGCATTTTGGACAGGCCATGAATTTATGACCCGTCACGGCAACGTCCTCAACGTCCCCGCATGGTTTAAAGCGGGAATGCCATCCGTTCGACTGGATGGTGAGATTTACATGGGACTCGGAACATTCAACCAACTGCAATCCGATATGCAGCGCAAGGGCAGTCAGTGGGATGGTATCCGATTCATGATCTTCGATGCGGCAATCCTTCGCAAGACGACTACCGAACGTATTGCATTCCTTGAAACGCTTCTATTTCCTTCGCATTGCACGGTGATTTCACACGCGCCACTCGACAACCACGCCGAGCTTGACGAGATGGAAACGGACATCGTAGCACGCGGCGGTGAGGGCGTTTGCCTACGCCACAAGGACGAGTTCTACCGCCCTAACAACTTCATCAAGGTGAAAAGATTGTTTCCCGATCTTGAGCGGTGGCAAGGATGACGCAATAGGCGAGGCACGGGATGACAATGCTACGTAGCCGAAGCCTCAGACTCAATAACTACTATGAAAACTACCAAATCAGAACGCCCGAACGTTGTCTCTGCCGACTTGTTAGCCGTTGGCCGACCACCAGCAAAACTTCCGAACGGCAAAAGGAATCCTGAATATACCCGATGGTATCGGCAACAAAAGCCGGAATCGTATCAAGTCTACAACGCGAGCGAAAAAGCGAAAGCCTGCCGGGCAAAATACCGGGCAACAGACAAAGCAGCATCCGTTAATCGTGCGCGGCTGGAAGGAAAAAGGGATCGAAACGAAGTGATCAAGCAAGACCAGTGCAAGTGCGTCGAATGCGGGATGGTATTCGATTCGCTGACTGCTGCGCTTGAAGGATTCCGACATTTACGCCGAAACCGCTATATGGGAATTTGCAATTCATGTGGCTAACGCCGAATCCATCCACCCCGATAAATAATCTAACACCATGACAGGACAAAAACACATTGTAAAACCAGAAGATCAGGACTTCCACCCCAAAGACGAGGGGTTGGATGCGATGATTTGTTCTCCATCTTCTGACGATCTGCCGACCCCACATCCAAGCGGAGCGTGGAGCCGTTCGGACTACGTGCGCGAATACGAGAAACGAGTGGCAGAACGTGATCGCGCCCGCACCGCCCTAGATGCCATCTACAACCACAACGCCGCATGTCGGGCGGCGGTGATTCAATACTACGGGCTTAACCACGATCACGTAATGATTCCTCTGGATAACAGCCAAGATCAGGAGCGGCTCTAGACGTCTCATGAATCGACCTGTTCGATCCTTGCTTTTCGCCGATCAGATTGCTAACCTACCGCCATGCTTCGCGCCTCAATCGACACTCTCGGCATTGCGCGGCAGTTGAAAAAGATTGCCGGAGATTTTGGCGACACGAATGAAGCGGCGATTGCCCGATGGGGCGTGAGCGTGTGTCGCGATTTAACGAAGCGCACACAGGCTTGGGGGGATGATGCGAAGGCGAAGCAGAAGCAGATTGACGCAATCCGCAAAGACGCGAACAGGGCGGTTTATAGCGTCACCAAGCAAACATACGTCAACGGAGTCCAAAGCGGAAAACTCAGCGGACTAGTCGTCAACGGGGAACTCGTCACATTCACGCCGGATCGAATCTTGAAAACGCCGCAGGAAGTTGTTGATTTCATCGACCTAAACCGCACCAACCGCAAAAACCGCGTGCCGACCATGAAGCGAAATATGAAGGCAATTGCGTCCGCGCCAAACGTGAATAAGGCCGTCACAATCAAAGCCAAAAGAGCAGGCAAAGCCAAAGGTGGATGGATCGGAGCCGGAAAAACCATCGGCGCAAAACAGCGCAAAGGATCACGAATAACAATCGGAAAAGGAGTTGCCGGATACGCGCACAAATTCTCATCAGGCGGAACGGCTCAACTTATCCGGTCAACATGGAACCCCATCGGAAAGCTCATCAATAACGTGCCATACGTCGGAACGGATTACGTCTTGAAAAAATCAGACGCGCAGGATGCGATCAACCAAGGCGGACGTATGACGATCAAATGGTATGAATCGGCGATGGCCGCGAAACTCAAACGCAAAAACAAATGACAACCGACAGACTACTCGACGCATGGAAACGATGGCTACAACGCGGCACGGCTTTGCCTGTGGCGATGCATGATGATGCGAGCGTGAAAACTTACCCGGGCGTTTACATCGAAGGCGATCAGGTAAGCCGCTTTGAATCGAACGGCATACAGGACGGAAACGCCTTTCTTGTCGAATGGGAAACGAAGCTCGTCACAACTCCAGGACTCGATTCAGACCTCGCCACAAGCAAGGAAGAGCATGACGAAATGCGCCGCCACCTATCCGCACACATCGGAGCCAACGAGGCCGAATCATGGATGGACGGGCAACTTGGCATCCGTGTTTTCCAACTCCTCACAAACTCCCCTGAGACGACCGAGGAAGACGGATACCGCGTGACGATTTGGAAGGCATCCGCGATAGCCTGCGAAATTTGACTTTCGCGGCGTTTCGGGGCAATCTTTGTGCATGGCCGCGCGCAATTTCTCTCTCGCCCGTTTTGGAACCGTTGACGAATCATCCGCAACCGGATTGTTCCTTGGTGAAATCACTTACGATTACCAAGTCGATAAGATTGATGTTAAGAATCACATCAGTTCGACCGTAGGATTCACCCTCGCCGACCCTCGCACGGACATTAAAATGTCCGGCGTTGTAACCACCAAGACATCAGGTTTTACGCCCGCGCTCGCATCGGTTTTAACGCTTGCTAACAGTTCCGCAGACACTCTCGGACTCAACTCGAAAGGCACGTTCGGAACCCCCGTAGCTAACGCCGGAGTTGTCGTCTATGCCGCGTCCTTGAAGCGCGTGAACAGCGACTTTGAAACGGGCGATTGTTCCGCGATCTTCCATACCGAAGTTGTCACGAATGCGCCTGTAAGCCTCACCTAACGATTCCCCATGAAATATGCAACATCAATTATCCACGCACCGCACGGGTGACATTAACCTTTTCGCCGCGTGCATGAGCATCGGCATCGCGCCTTGCTTTCCTGAGCCTGCCGAGGTTATTCAATCCGACGACGGGAAAGACTATCTATCTTTTCGCCTCAATCCGGTTTCCGAATGTGGCATGTATCCAACGGATGACATGATGCGGGCATGGAAACACCCCGAAGCATTCCGGCGCGAGTTTCCGGCGCATCCGTTCATCACCGTGATGGATTTCTCCCGATACGCGAAAGGCGCGAAGCATAAATCCGACTGGATTGAAAAAGCCGCATCCTTTCTTGGCGTGTCGCGGGACAGCATCCGCAAAGACCTTTCCCGCGTCGAATCATTGGAAGCGAACTTGCCGGATTCGCCGCTTACCTACGTGATTTGCTATATCGTCAACCGCTGGGCGGCTATCGGATGGGCGCGTGACAGCATACCGAAAACCGTAGTCAATGCGGGCGCGTCCATCGTCATGCTCGACGGCAACCTCCCAAAACGCAAACAACTCCAAATCCTTTCTTACATATGAAAAATAAATCATCAGCCGCATACGCCGCACCGCAGACCATCGCCGGATACAAAGTCTATCCGTGTGCCTATGGTCATATCCATTGGCTAACAGAGCGAAAGAACCCGATCATGACGCAAAAAGGCAATGTTGACGATTACGCCCTCGCCGAAATCTGCTTCGCCTTTACAACCGACCCAAAGAGCCTCCAGGCGGTCAAGGGAACGCAGGCAAAGGCACGGGTGACAACTTTCCTCATGGAATCGACAAGCCGCGCCTTGGTGGCGTTGTGGACGCACGCAAGCAAGGAAATCGAAGCTTATTTCTCCTCCATGACCGTGCCAAAAAAAGCCACGGCGCAGGCATCCAAAAGCCGCAAGCCTGCGACCCGTGCGCGGAAGCGGTAATCATCTACACCCTTGGCAAATGCAACCTCACCCGCGAACAAATCCTCTACGAGCTACCAGCCGCTTTTGTGCATCAGCTAATGACATGTGCATGGATCGAGGCGGGGCGCGAAGTGGAAGGCATCGAACAGCGTGGCAAAGCATCGCAGGACATCATGGAAAAATTAGCGGCAATCGCAAAACGACCGAAACCTAAATTTGACCTATGAGCATATCTACTACGTTTGTATTGAAATTTTCTGGCGCCGCCGTGGAGCGCGGACTCGCCCGCGTGCAATCCGCGTTCAAGTCGCTTGGGGGCGTGGCAATGCGAATTGGTAAAAGCCTAGTCTCACCGTTTGCTGGAATAACTGCGGCAGTCGGCGGATTATTGGCCGGAGGAGCATTGTTGCAAGCGGCTTCGGAAATGAATAAAATCGGAGAGGAAGCATTCGCATCCGAAGGGCGGCTTGAAGCAGTAACCAAAACCATGGGTCTTTTCGGGGCGCAAACGGATTCAGTTGTGAAGCGACTGATTGACCTTGGCGACGAGCAAGCAAGACTTCTCGGAATAGACGACGACACTATCCGGTTGACTCAATCGAAGCTAATGACATTCAAGGAACTGGCTAAAACCGCCAACAACATCGGCGGATCATTCGACCGAGCCACAATGGCCGCGCTTGACATGGCACAAGCTGGGTTTGGAAGCGCGGAAATGAATGCCGTGCAACTTGGTAAGGCTCTGAACGATCCAATCAAAGGCATTACCGCTTTATCACGAAGCGGCATCACTTTTACTGCTCAGGAAAAGGAAAAAATAGCCACGCTTGTAAAAGCAAACCAAACGCTAAAAGCTCAAGATATAATCTTAAGAGCCATCGAAAAGCAAGTTGGCGGCGCGGCATTAGCAACTTCGACCGCATCGGCGCGAATGACCCAGTCATGGGGGCAGCTAAAAGAAGAATTTGCTAAACCATTTTCAATCGCACTTGGCGAAATCTTTGACCGCATCGTGGCAAAAATTCCAGAGCTTGCGCAATCAGCAAAGGCTTACGGTGAATCAGTCGGAAAAACACTTATTCAGATTGCCGACGCTTTTGAGCAAGGACGGATTGGCTCAGTAATCCAAAACGCATTCATGTTTGGAGTCACCCGCGCTGGCGAAGTCTTGATTGCCTCATCAACATTTGCTGGATACGCCCTTTACGACGCGCTAGCCGAAAAGCTAAAAACGGGAGACATTGGGAAATTGCTAACACTTCCAAAAGCAGCAGGGGAAACGCCTGCTTTCGAGTCTATGTCTGGATTTGTAAAAGCGACCCCTTACGGGCAATTCGTCCACGGGGTCGAAACCCTTGAAAACATCGCCCGACATCTAGGCAAGGATGGAATCAGCATCAAAGATAAATCATTCAGCGACCTGATGGCCGCATCCAAAGGAGCACTCGGATCGACCGAGTATCAAAACGCGTTGAACCAATCACTCCAAAAGACCGGCCCGCATCCAAACATGAAAGGAGTCAGCTACGCGCCAGCCGGATACCATACGAACATGACCGACGAGAAAGGATACCGGATCATGTTTGACATCAAAACAGGCATTGACGGACTCAATCAAAAACTCGCACCCCAACCTTAAAACATGGCACTTAAGCAATTTCTAAACCCTGCCACGCGCTGGATACCTCAATCGGGATACACCGTAACCGTTGGCGAGAACGGCGGAGCTGAGGGCATGCAGGACATTCTAATCCGCAAGTCCGACCTTGATTCAACAGTCGCCTCCTCATTCAAGCGCGGCACACGCTGGCAGGACATCTTCCCCGAAGTCCCGCAGATTTACCGCGAGCTTAAACTCAAGACCGTTGACCCGACTGACAGAGGCGACGGCATGACGATGCTGAAATGCACGTTCACGGGATACTCCCTAACGGTGGGCGCATCATCGGGCGAGGAAGTCCAGCAAGCGACTAGCACGCTTACAGGCCAGCTAACGCCGGAGCCGCTTTCTAATCATCCGAAGTGGCAACCACTAAGCCAAACGACAAAGACCGTTCTTGGGTATCTCCTATCAGGTCAATACGTCTGGGATGCAACCGCCGCGAAAATCAAAATCGTTCAACCTGACGGCAGCCTAGTCAACAATGACACATTATCCGGCTACATCACGGGCGATGCGGTTCACTTCGCTAATATCATTATGGAGGGCGAAACCACCTACGATCAAGGCGGCTGGACATACAGCTACCACACCGAATCCGAAACCGGATTTTCCTCTGCCGAATTAAACGCCATCGGCAAGATCGACCTGCAACCACCAGGCAATCCCAAGAAGCCATCATCCGGCTACACATGGCAGCTAGCCGCGCCGAATCAATCCCAGTCGGGCGATAATCGCTTTATGAAGACGCTCGACTTCCGGCTTATTCCTGACAACGCGAAAAACCAATTCCTCTACGGCGCATGAACCTAAGACTATCCGGCAGCGTCACCATCCCGAAACGCCCCTCCAGCGTGGGCGGGTTGTTAGCGTGGGCGCGTGGAGTGAACCGCACGCTGGCCGAGCTTAGGGATAGGCGTATTGCGGGAGTTGTCGCGAGGCCAGTAGGGGGAGGCGGCGGAACAGATGGCCCCTTCTGCCGCGTGTTCCAATCCGAGGGCGTGTGGTATCTCACAGGCGGCACTGTAACAGGCGGCACGGGCAACGTCACCGTCCCTGACATCGACCTTGGCGACGTAGGGAGTGAACCCGCAGACGGCACGTTCTTCTGGCTCATATGCTCAGGCGACGCTGTAACCGAAGACGACGTTCTGCTCGCCGGATTCGACCTCGCCACCGCCACAGTAGGATCGGGGACATCACTACCAAGCAATACCATCCCGACCGCCCTCGCCCCCGCTGGCGCGCTGCATGTCTCGCTCGGATCATGGAGCGCGGGAAAATTCATCCCTGCCGGATGCGGCAACCTGCAAATCTCCCACTGTCCCGGAACCCTTAGCTACGCACGCGGATGATCGAGACGCTGGATGACTGGAACGACAGGCTGGAGCAGTGCGGGTGCTGCTTTATGTCGGAATGTCCCGCGCCGATTGTGGTTTGTGAGAATAACTACGCGACAATAGACGCTGCCAATAACGGAATCGCTTTTACGCCGGGCGAAGATTATGACCCTTTGGTTGACCCGTTGTATTACAGACGGGTTATTTACCATTACGAGGGGCCAGCCATTGAGGGGGATGGAATTACTGGATCACTTGATTTCACTGAAACTTCAGAACTTGGCGGAACTTTTGATACGGTGACATGCTCAGGCGGCAATGTCGACATCCCATCAGTAACAACAATCTCTTCCGGTGGAGGTTCATTTTATTATAGTTCAACATTTGATGTTGAATGTGAAGAAGGGACAGTCAGCATTACTATTTATGAGGACTGGATATTTTCAAGTAACCCTAATACCTATACAGTAACTGAGCAGTATTACGTTGATAATGATTTTTGTAATCCTGATGCCCTTGTAGTAGATAGCGGGGAAGGCGGGGATTGGCTAAATCTAATAGGAAGTTTTTTCGACTACACGGAAATCATAACTTATGAGCTACCTGTCACATATAGTGACTTTTTGGCGGAAATCCCAAACCTGATAACGCTGGCCACCACTGCGGACGATGAGTGTTGGTATTCGCCTGAGTTCACGTGCGCAGCATCTTTAGAAATCGAAACACCTGGAGTGCTTATAAGAATCAAAGCCACAGCCCTCCGCGTCCGTTTCCGCATCCCCGACACGCACACCGGATCGTATTTCAAAATCACCTACGACATCGCCGAGTTTCCCGATGACGGCGCACCCTCGCTCGTCTCCGAGGACAACGTGATAGAGTGGACTGGCCCCGGCACAGGTTCGCACTCTGATCCATCTTGGCTGACCGACTGGGTAGTGATTGAACCGCCGGAAACTTCGGGCGAACGGCGCGTGGTAAATGTCCGATACACCTGCTATTCCGGCGCGAAATACGGCGCGAAACCTCAGCTTGTCGGGGAGGCGTTTCCGTGAAGCCGCACCCGAAAGTATCGCCGGAAAAATACCGTCTGGCGGAATCCATCCGGACACGTCAGTACGGCGACGCGGTGGAGATCGTAGCAAAGCCCATTGCTCGGGCGGTGGATAGAGTGATCGGCACGAACCTCGTCAACTGCGGGGCGTGTGCGAAAAGGCGTGAGCGGTGGAATAAGTGACATCCCACAAATTTGACTTTCGCCCCGATTTAAGCAAGGATCAGGCATGACTCTAAGCGGCACTGAGGTTAGATATGGGATGCTGGCAACTGCCGACCCAGCGGCGGTGAACGTGAGCGGCTCGCAGTCCATCGGCACGGGATTGACCAGCATGAGCTACACCGACGCACCCACCGTTGCCTACTCGCTGGCGATGATTATTCAAGACGGCGCCACGCTCACCTGGAACACATCCACGGGCGCAGTCACCGGCACGGTAGCCGGAACCGCACAAGTCGAAACTGCGACCATCGTCGCCGCGTCGGGCGCAACCACAGCGGGCGATTTGAACGTGACAGTGACCTCCGCGCTAGTGACCGGATCTCCTTTGCTCATCCCCGTCGCGCTCCTTTTGGCGGACAACACCGCATCACTTGTGGCGACTAAGGTTAGAGCCACACTTAACGCAACCACCGCCATTACGGATCATTACACCGTGGGCGGAGCGGGCTCGACATACTCGCTCACAACCAAGGCCGTCAACCACGCCGCGAACGATACCACACTGAACCTAGCACACGCCAACGGCACATGCGCGGGCATCACCACAGCGGCGACCTCGACCAATACCACGGCGGGAGTCGGAACCACGCGGGCATACAAGTTTAACGGAACCGCTTGGAACGCGACGGATAACGAAGGCATCGCCCTGCCGTCCATGACAAAGGTTCACGCCGTGCTCATCCGCTCATCCAACACCACCGGAACCGTGGCGATTGACGACGGGACGGACATGCTCAACCCCGCTTGCCCTTTCGTGAATCTCACTGCATCACCCACTGGGGCGCATCCATTCGCAGCCGGAACCGTGACATTTACAGCCGACGCGGCACCTGCAACCCTTACTATCGACGTTCATGCCGGATGATACCATTTACCTTAAGCGAGGACAGAAGCTTGAAATCACCGTTACCTTCAAGGATGTTGACGGGAATAACATCGCGCTAGATGACGACTGGACAGTCTCGTCTGCGATGAAACTAAAAACATCCTGCGACATCATCACGCTATCACCAACGATCAGCGGCGGGAATGTTTCAATCATCCAAGAAACCAATGACCTAGCAGCAGGCGTTTATGACATCGACGTTATCGCAGACGACGGCAACCGCGAAATCACCGACATCTTTTACCTTAACCTCGCCAAGACCATCACACCCCTAGCATGAGCGCAACCGTCACCCAAACAGGCCGCGTGGCGACAGTCACGGTATCCACCGCCCGCTATATCCACCCGAACCATACCGGCGACGTTACAAGCGCAGGAGACGGAGCAACCACAATCACGGACAAGGCCGTCACGCTTGGGAAAATCCAAGACATCGGCCACGGCAAGATCATAGGCCGACACGCCGCAGGCGACGGAACCCCGCAGGAAGTCGGCATCGACGGCGGCCTTGAAATCCACGGCGCAAACATCCGCCGCGCCGCTCTGACTGGCGACGTTACCGCATCGGCTGGAAGCAATACGACCACCCTCGCCGATACCGCCGTCACGGCTGGCAGCTACACCGCCGCGAGCATCACGGTGGATAGTAAAGGCCGCATCACCGCCGCGTCTAACACATCCTCGCTAGCACCCACCGCGCACGCATCCACGCACGCCACAGGCGGCAGTGACCCGATCACGCCAGCGAGCATCAACACCGATCGCCCACTGTTCGAGAACTACCACGGACTGAACGCTTTTCTTGAGTCGATGATGGACATCGACTACACAGCCGGGACAGCAACGCCTGCTTACATAGGAATCTGCCGATTCGGCGATTCAATGGCTGGCCCATACGGGATTCCAGTAGTCAATGCGCTAGCTCGAAAATACGGCGTAGGAGCCTATATGACCGCAAAACTAGGAAGCCCATGTTTTTCGGCATCTCCTGTTTTTGCGCTTAGCGGAGGAGCTACCAACGCAACAACGGATTACACGATCACTCCAGGATCAAATCAGATCAACATGCCAGCGGGTTCAAACGCTGTCACAACATTTGATCCCGCCGCAACTTTTACCGGAACATTATATTCTTCTGCAAACTTGATTGCAATGAAGAGAAACGGGTTAGGTAATAGCCTGCCTATGTGGGGCGGGTGTGTTAAGGTGAAGCTTTATTATGTGAAGAGTGTCGGAGCCGGAACGCTTGATGTTACTTTTTCGCAGCCGCAATACACCCCGTCAAATACGGTTGTTAGTGCAAATGCGGCATCAGGTCTTGGTATCGTTGAGTGGACTCCAGACGACCGATACGCCGCGATTACCGTGGACGTGGACGCGACCGTGGCTACATGTCAAATTCTTGGAGCAGTATTTTTCGCAGAGCGTGGAGTCTATCAACTGGCCTGGAACGTCGGTGGTTCGACGATGGAGGCGCAGTTAGCATCGCTGTCGGGCGGATCATTTAACACGGTGGCGAGGGAGCTTTTCCAAGACCTCAACTGCCGTCTGGTAATCAACCACCAAAGAGCTGCAACCGACACCGATGCGCTCGAAAACTACGGGACATTTATCGACGCGTTCAAGTCGATGAACTCAGGCAAAACGAGCTTTATGCTTTGCAATGAGCTGCCAATAGGAGGCAGCGACGTTACCGCGTTTAATGACAGTCTAAGATCATTGGCACGCACGAAGAACTGCTTCTTCGTGGATACCTACCGGATGCTTGGAAGTATGGCGGAAACGCTTGTGGACTTCCCCGGCATTTCCGACCAGACGCACCTTTATGGCACGGTGGAGCCTTTTATCAGCGGGCGCATTTACAGTGAGATTGACCGCTTTGTCAGTGATAACTCTCTTGCCATTCGCAACCCTCGCCTTGAGGGTGGATATGGTAACAGGCTCTCAGCAGACATGATGTCGGAGGCTCTAACCTACCGGATCAATACGCAAGGCACATATGCCTCGACTTCGCCAACAGTGAGCGGAGCTGGATACGCAGTGACCAGCGACAACTTCACCGGACTTGTTTTAACTGGCGGCGCATCAGTCGGATCGGCGCGGGCAGCTATCGGATCGCTTGGGAGTGGGACGGGCGGGTCTGCCTACCCAAACCGTGGCGTTGATTTCGACCTCTCATTCTCGACGGCAATCAACCTTCATGGTGCGCCGAGATTATCGGCAGGGCATCGCGCAATGTATGCGCTAGGAGTTCGGAGCAGCTTCAACAACATCACTGTCGCCAGCGTCACCACAGCCGGAACATACGGAGTGGAGTTAGCACTCGGAAGCGATGTCGCATCGCCTGAGGGATATACCGGACTCGTGATTCGTCTTTGGTTGCGGAACTCGACGACAACCAAGACTTCGCGATGGGTTAGCCTTCCTGGCAGCTTAACAAACCAAACGGCAATTGATGAGGGTATTGCTCTTACCCTGCGATGGGACGCGGTCACTGATACTTTGCACCTTGCTAAAGCCACTCCAGCTTTCGCAGCGGCAGGCTCTCCATTTAAGCCAGTGGCCAGCATTACCGACGCAAACCTTGGAACGATTAACTCTTCCGGATCGTGGGTCTATGCCGCGATTGCGGATGATGGCGTTACAGTTCCCGCTGCCACGTCGACTTTCGGAATAACCAATGTCGTATTCCGCCACATGCAAATGCCAGACGCTTTAAGGATACCATAACAACCAACCACCAAGCCAAATGAACCGACTCAAACAAGAATCCACATGGAGAGGAATCATCCTCATCCTCGCCGCGTTCGGACTGCAAATCGAACCGGAACTCCAAAACGCTATCATCACGGTAGGATTCGCCATCGTGGGCGCGATTAACGTGGCGAAGAATAAGTGATATGTCCTCGCAACCAACCGCAAACGAAACATTTAGCCAGTGGTTTAATCGCCAAGGACTGAAACATTTCAAAGCTAATGAGCTTGAATGGTATTTCTCGAAAGTCCGCAACGGAGTCTCCAACAAGCCGCCCGCCCGCGCACTATGGGCAAACATCATCCCGACCTTGCGAATCCTCGACAGGTTGCGCGAGGACATCGGAAAGCCGATTAACATTTCCAGCACCTACCGCGACAAGCCCTACAACCGTGCTATCGGATCAGGAGATGGAAGCCAGCACGTTCGATTTACAGCGATTGATTTCACCGTAAGCGGCATGACACCAGGCCAAGTTTTCAAACGGCTTACAGCCATGCGCGAGCGCGGGGAATGGACTGGCGGACTCGGCAAGTATCCCAGCTTTGTCCACATCGACACCCGCAAAAACAACGCGACTTGGTAACCATGACACTCCTCGCCGAAACCATCAGCCTCCCCATCGGATGGATTTTAACGTCCATTGGCATCCTCTGCGGAACGATTGCAACCCTAACAACTACGTTTTACCAGTTTCTAAAATCGAGACTGGCCGCACAGGATAAAATCCTTTCGATGCAGGAGACTCAAATCGACCACCTCAAGGCCGAGGTTCTCCGACTCTCGCAGGGATGCGGAATCGAATCCTGCCACTGGCGCGGAGCCGCTAGAGTATCGCCGACATTGCGGCAGTGATTTTCCACTTGCTGCCATGCGCGAGCAATGGTAGGAATCGCGCACGGAGAAATTAGGGTTCGACTCCCGTTTGCCAATCCGGTGAATCGTCTAACGGTAGGACGCTCCACAAGCTTATAACCGTAGGATAGTTCAGCGGTAGAACGTCGCGCTCATAACGCGAAGGCCGAGAGTTCGAATCTCTCTCCTGCCACCATTTTCACAGCAAACCCGCCGCGCCTCTGCTTTCATGCGTAATTCGGCGGGTGTTTTTTCCCATTATTCCACAAGGGATTCCCGCTTTTTTTCGTTTCCGTGTAAAATAATTATTTACACGGGCGCGGTTTTCGGTATGGTTTGCGCAGTTGCAGGACGCAACGCCAACACCAAACTGACAAACCGATGCAAACCGCTAAAAAAGAAATTGAGTTTCAAATCTGGCAGCTTTCACGTGCCATTACCGCCGACTGGAGCAACGCAACTCCAGGCGGACTAGCGCGACTCAAGCGCATGACCCTGCGTCTCAACAAATACAAAGCGATGCTTCCATTCGCAAAATAATCTCCCAACCCTCCCCTCGCTTTTCCTGTCCGTTTGGC